ACAAAACTACACCTGCCCCCTTTAGGGGGGCAGGGTGAGTGTATTTTGTCAGCAGCAGCAGATTGGTTTTGTCAGCGTTTGTTTCAGCATTTTGGCAGCAGGCCAGAAGCGGCTTCCTATCAGGAGGATACGCAGCCTTCGCAAAACGCCCTAGCGACGTGGGTTTCGTCAGCAATACTTCAGCAGAGGCCCATGCGGTTCGGCCCGTGTCAGCAGCGATTATTTCAGCAGCCACAGACACGGCGGCGGGCGGTGCATTGTGAGGTTGGCAGCAGGCCATAATCATTTCCCTTCCAGTGAGTTGACCCAGCGCCAGATGGTGCGCGTGGACACTTTGAATCTGTCAGCAAGGCCTGCCTCGTTCTCGCGGGTCACCGTGCCGCCGACTTCGGTGATGGCAGTACGGAACGCAGCCTCGTCGAAGCCGCTGCGACGACCGGGCGTGCCGCGCCGGTAGCGGCCGGTTTGCTTCGCCGCTTCGACGGGTTTGTCGCACTGCTCCCAGCAGATGCCGCCGGCCTCCGCGTGGCGCAGGAAGATGGTGTCGGTCGGCTCGCCTTCGGGCGTCCGCAGGCCGGCGCGCTTGCGCCGCTTGGTCATGCTCAACTGGAACGTGGGCGCGGTGCCCTCGGCGGTTTTGACGCGCAGCAGGACGGCGGTTTCGCGCGACCAGTTGACCAGCGCCGAGCTTCCAAGGCCGCTGTAGGCCAGATCACTCGCCGTCCAGTGCTCCGCCGCCTTCGGGTCTTTCGACGGCTTGCCGGTGTGGTGCAGCAGGCACCACGTCACGCCGGTCTTCAGCGCGATGGCGTTGAGCTGGCCGCAGCAGAACTCCGCGATGACGCGCTGCTCGCTGATGTCGTCGCCGATGTAGTTCAGCAGCGGATCGGCCCACGCGAGATCCGGGCGGTGGCGCTCGACGAGAGTTTTCGCCAGCGCCGCGAACGCCTCGCCCGTGTGCGTGGTGTCGCGGTAGATGATCACGCGATCTTCGAGCAGCCGCTCCTGCTCGGCGGTTAGGCCCATGCCGCGTTTGACGCCCTGATACATCTCCGCGAGATCGCCCTCGTCGTTCTCGGCCTGGATGAGCAGCGAGCGAAGCGGCCGCACGGGCGTGATGCCGAACGCGGGCAGGCCCAGCGCCCACAAAATCATGAGCTGCATGCAGAGCGAGGATTTGCCGATGCCCGACTGCCCCACGACGACGAGCGAGCCGCCCCGGCAAAGCCAGCGCGTGCCGAGGATGTTGTTCGGGTCGTTGCTCGTGTCGTATGCCGCGAGCCGTGAAATGCTCAGCGGCTCGCCCAACTCCTCAGCCTCGCGGCTCGCCTCCCATTCCTCCCACGAGGCCGCGCCGAAGTTTGTCGTCAGCAGCCGCTGGTGCCGCACATCGCCCTCGACCGTCCTCTTTCCATCTGGACAGCGAGAAAGCCGCGATGGATTGCGGTTCTGACGGTCGAGCGATTGCCCGTCGAACAACTCCCAGATGAGATCGACGCGCCGCTTGTATTCCTTCGCGTCGCGCGCATCGACCCGCACCCACGCGTGCAAAGATTCGTTGCCGGAATCAATCAGCGCGGTCACCGGCAGCCCGCTCGCCACGATGGCCGCGTGCTGCTTTTCCTTTGGGATGGGCACGCCCGCTTCGTCGCGATCAAACTCGACGAGGACGTGCCGGTGAATGGCGACGTCGTTGTTCTTCGAACCGCCCGGCGTCATCGGATTGATGCGGACGAACAATCCCAGCGCCGTGGAAAACACGCGCTCGATACCGCCCTTGTCGGCGACCCGCTGCTTCCATTCCTCGCGGGTCATCGTCACGCCGCGTGAGGGAACGATCTCGCCGGCTTCATTTTCCTTGGCCGGTGCAATGGCGATGTGCTCGCCGGGCTGAAAGCACGCCTCGATGAAGGCCACGAATCCACCTTCGATGGGCGGCGGCAGCGAGGGCGGTGCCGCACCCGGCGGGCGCGGTGCTCCCGGTGATCTGGCTGCGCCAGCATGGATCGGCTCGCGGCGCGCCTGCGAAAACGCCGAGCGGATCGTCGTCATCGCTTCCGGCTCACTCAGCCCGTCGGTTTGCGCGCGGGTGAGCAGCCGGGCCTGCGCATCGTCGAGCGCGTGCCCGGCGTCGCGGAACTGGCAGGCCGCGTCGAACAACTCGGCGTTGCGCGTGCCTTCCGGCGCGCCGCGGTCGAGATAGTCGAGCGTCCGTCGCGGCAGGTCGGGACGCGGTGCTGATGCCCGGTAGCGAAAACTCATGCGGCGGCTCCCGCTCCGCGTCCGTTCCAGCGCGCGTCGAGAAACGCCTTGGCCTCCTCGAACGTGGCGAGTTCCGGTTGTGGGTGGCCGAGCTTGCGGAGCCAGCGCACCTGCTTGGCGCTCGCCAGGCCGAGGTTCATCCGCGTGAACACCTTGTCCAGGATGGCGCAGGCGTGCCCCTTGTTCTGCACCGACTCCGGCGCGATGCCGTAGCGCAGCAGCATCTCGCGCTGCTTGGGCGTCATGCCGTCCTCGTGCCAGCGCATCGTCGGCTGGAACTCGGCGATATCCACCTCGTTGATCGAGAGGGCGAACTCCAGCGCGTCGAACGTCCGGGCTTCGCGCTTCGCGTTTTCGCGCAGCCGCTCACGCAGGCTGGCGGCACGATCGGCATCCACCTTCTGCTTGGCTTCTTCGAGATCGCCGTCGCCGAGCGCGAGCGCCTCGGTGATGGCGTTGGCTTCCTCGGCGCTGCCCGCGATGAGGTGCGCCGGGCTGATCAGCGAGTGCTCCTGCGAGAGCCAGAGGAAGTCGAGGAGCAGCAGGTGATCTTTGCCGGGATAGAGCCGGGTGCCGCGCCCGATGATCTGACTGTAGAGCGAGCGGACTTTCGTGGGCCGCAGCATCACGACGCAATCCACGCTCGGCTCGTCGTAGCCCTCGGTGAGCAGCATGGCGTTGGAGAGCAGCCGGGTTTCGCCGCGCCCGAAGCGCGCGAGGATTTCCTTCCGGTCGGGTGACGCGCCATCGATGTGCTCCGAGGGAATGCCGCGCTCGTTGCAGAGCGCCGCGAACTTTTCACTCAGCGCGATCAGCGGCAGGAAGACCAGCGTCTTGCGGTGCCGGTGCTGCACGAGCGTGTCGGCGATGGCTTCGAGATACGGTTCGATGGCGTGCCCGAGGTCGTCGGCGCTGTAGTCGCCAGCGGTCGTGCCGACGTCATCGAGATCGATCTGGAGCGGCACCGTCTGAACTTTGATCGGCGCGAGCCAGTTCTGCCGGATGAGATCGAGCAGCGTGAGTTCATACGGGACGTTCTCGAAGTATTTCCCGAGGTTCTTTTTGTCGCCGCGATCCGGCGTCGCCGTGACGCCGAGCACGAAGGCGTTCGAGTCGAAGTGACCGAGGACGCCCATGTAGCTGTTGGCGAGGACGTGGTGCGCCTCGTCCACGACCACTAGGCCGAAGTGATCGCGCGGCCAGCGCTCGCGTCGCGCGGAGCGGGCGAGCGTCTGCACGCTGGCGACCACGACCGGCGCGTTGAGCGATGCGCGGTAGTCGGCCATCTCGACCTCGGCGATGATACCCGTGGCGCGATGGATTTTGTCCACGGCCTGCGAGATGAGTTCTTCGCGGTGCGCCAGGACGAGCGTTCGCCTTGGCTGATGCGCGGCGGCGAGGTGCGCGAACTGCACCGTCTTGCCCCCGCCGGTCGGGAACACGAGCAGTTGCTTCTGATACTCCGTGAAGCCCTTCATGATCGCCTCGTGCGCGGCGACCTGATAGCCACGGAGGCCGAGCTTAGAAGGGGCGGTCACCTTGCCCTCCTTTCTCGCTGGTCTGCGGGACGAGCCACGCGGCGACCTTGTTCCGTTTCCGGCCCTGATAGTCCTCGACGATCAGCCGCACCTTGCCGGTGCGCCCGATGAGATCGTCGGCGACGATATCCACTTCCTCGCCGGGGACGACCTTCTCGCCGACGGAGGCGCGGAACGCATCGATCTTCCAGAACGAGGACTCGGCGAAGACGAGGTGATCGAAGAGCACGACGCCGTCCGGCTCCACCTTGAGGCGAAGCTCGATCATGTCGTTCTTATTCTTCGAGACGGTTTCTTCGGCTCCGGTGATCTCGACGGAGTATTCACCGGCGTTGACGTATTCGGGACGCGACGCGTCCCCTGAGCGATAGCTGGGCATGGTTAGTTGGCTGGTTGAGTTGTTGGCTGTTGAGTGAGAGGCCTGGGGTCACCTACCGGGCGTGCGGCGGATCTGTCGGGGACGAGCGCCACGACGGGTTTTCCCGGCTCGACGACACCGGGCGGGATGGGTTTGTCCGGGAGCTTGAGCGCCCAGATTTCGCGGAACTTTTTCGCGCTGAGATTGCCGTAAGCCGCGAGCACCGCGCCGAAGCCGAGCGACTGGATGTGACGCCCGACGTTGTCGTGATTGACGAACTCCGCGCCTTTGCGCTGCTGGAGTTTCCAGCCGGGCACGGCGAGGCCGGCTTTCAGCCGATCCTTCGCAGCGACCTCGGCTTTCTCGCGGTAGTCATCGAGCACCGAGCAGGCGGCGAGGAAGCGGCCGAGTTTAGTGTCGTCCGCAAGGATCGCGGCGAAGTCGAAGTCCGGGCCAGTGCTGGCGAGCGCCGTCGCCGCCGCAGCCGTGCGTGCTGGACAATTCTCCCGCTTCGCGCACCAGCCGCAGTAGTCACAGAGCGTCGGCTGCTTCGCAGGGTCGCGGTAGCGGGCGACGACGTCGGCCACGATCTGCTTCGCCTCGGCAAAGGTGAAGCGATGCGAGACGACCTCGCGCTGGTCGCAGAACAGCAAGTGCGCCGTCCACTCGGACGCGAACCGCTGCTCCATCAGGCCCAGCGCATACGCCGCCATCTGCTCGCGGTAGTTGCGCTTCTGGCCGGTCTTGAGATCGGCATGGGCAAACCGCTCCGCGATGACCGCGTCGGCGGTGCCGGGATTTTCAAAGCCGCTGATCGTGATGCGGCACTGATCCTCGCGGGTCACGAGCGGTGCGCCGCCCGCGAGCGTCCGCACCATCGCCACCGCCCACTCGACCGCAGCCAGATCGGCGGCGTTCGGCGTGTAGAACATCTCGGCCTGATCGGGCACGCCTTCGATGCGGGCGCGAAAGAGCGCGTCGAGCGCGGAGCCGCGCGCGGCTTCCGGGCCGGCGTCGGGACTGGATTCAAAGCACGCGCACTCGGCGAGTTTCGGCAGAGCAGAAGGGCGCAGGCTCATTGGGCACCTCCTTGCGCGGCAGTATGGTCGGCGACCGCCTGCGTGAACCGTTCCGGCGCGGCGAGAACGCGCGCCTTGTATTCCGGCTTCGCGTCGCGCCACGTCTGCTGCGCGGTGATCTCGCCGCGCACCACGAGGAACGCATTGATCGCGTCCTCGCGTCCGTCGAACAGAACTGCGAGCTTCGCGTCATCGCCGCCGTCCGTCCTCGTCGTGGCTACGGGGGGCGCGGCTGCGCTGGCATCGAAGACGTGCGCGATGGCCGCGTAGTCGAAGGGCAGCTTCTCCTCGAGTCCGTGCCGGTTTTTCGCGTCCCACGCGGCGGTGTGCGACGTGTAGAGCACGCGCTCTTTGCCGCCGACGCCGCGTTTCTTGCCGCTGTCGGATTCGGCGATGCGTGTGAAAAAATTCCCGAACGCCAAAAAATCGACCCACTCACGCGCGAGGGGCGCGACCTGCTTGGACAACTTTAGCTCGTAGCGGTCGTAGGCACCCGCGGCCTCTGGCTGCTCGAACTTTCGGATCGAGCAGTGGCCAAGCAGGACGATGTGCATGCCCCGGTCGCGCAGCGCGTCGAGCGAGCGCAGGAACCCGGCGAACTCCTCGGCGAGATACGTGTAGCCTTTGCCGTAGCCAAACTCCTCGATGCTGGCCTTGTGGCTGCGACGGCAGATGTCCTCCGCGAGAAACTTTTCCGCCCAATCGATGCTGTCGATGATCAGCGTCTTGAACTCGCCGGGCTTCGCCGTGAGCTGCTCGACCGCTGATTTAATGCCAGCCCAATCGCGGGTGTTTTCAAAACGCGCGACGTCGAGATGATCGCTGCCCTGCTCGGTATCAATGAAGACCGGATTCGGGAAATTTGCGGCGAGCGTGGTTTTCCCCAAGCCCTCGACGCCATAGATACAGGCGCGTTGGGCTTTGACCGTTTTGCCCCGACGAATCGGGAGAGATGAGGTGGACTGGCTCATCGCGCGTCCTCCTTCTGCTGGGCGGCGGGCAGGCGATTGAGCCGGAACCCACGGTCACCGAACTCGCGGCTGAGAAAGCCGGTGAAGATGCAGGCCAGCGCGCGACCGATGGGCGTGGAGCCTTCGATGGAGCAGATGCGCTGTTTGGTATCGAGACGGAAGCGAGCTTCCATCCGCATGAGCGCCCGACCGAAGAGAGACTCGGTCGCCAGCGCAGCCATCAGGAGGGAGTCTTCCACTTCGTCCATCGGGACGTGGTGTCGGAATGAGTAGAGGTAGGTGTTGGTCATTGATGTTTCGGTTGCGAGGGCGAGTCATTCGTCCCTCTGCGCGTCACCTACCGGGCCGCTCGACGATCTGTCGGAGCGCCGCCGCACGTAGTCCCCGAGCGCCGCATCCTCGAAGACGATGCGGATTTCCCTGATGCGGTCGTAGATCGTGCCGCGCGGAATTTGGCAGATCCCCGAAATCTCCAGCACGGTGTGTTCGCGCAGCAGCGCGCAAAGCTGCTGCTGTTCCGGGGTGAGTCGCGCCAGCACCGAGGCGACATCCATCCGCATATCGCGCCGCGCCACATGCCCCGATGATGATGGACTCAGCCGACGCAGGTAGTCCTCGCAGGCGATGGTATCGCCAAGCTCGCCTTCGTCACCGTCGTCGAACGCGATGGGATCGTTGAGTGAGCAATCGCACTGTCGGTAATCCCGCTTCGCCGCTTTTCGCGCCTCGATGATCGTCGCGATGCAATGCTCCACAATTCTGGCGGTGAAGGTGGAGAGCTTCGCCTTGGCGGGATTGAATTTGCCGAGTCGTCGTAGTAGATCGGCGCGGAGTTCCTGTTCGAGATCGTCTCGATCAGCTTCAGTGAATCCGTAGGTTCCGACGAGTTGCCGGGCTTTGTGACGGATGAGGTTTTCGGCGTGAGCGCCGCTGTCTTGGCTGCATGCGTTTGGTTGCATGCGCCGCTTGCCGAAATTTCGGCAGAGCGCCCGGCCTACGGCGGGGATCGGCTACGCAAGTCCCTAAAAACGAGAAACTCCCGGAGCTTTCGCTGCGGGAGTTACCGGGAGAAAAAATGAAATGAGCCGCCGAAATTTCGGCGGATGTGGCCTATGTCTCGGCCCCCACGGGCATGATCTTTTTGAACCGGCAGACCCAGCCGTTCACCGAGTAGTCCCACGGGATCGGCTCGTCCTTGATCCGGAAAAACGCGCGCAGGTTTTTCGAGAGCGTTTCCTTCTGCTTCTCGATGGCTTTCTGCTCCGTCTGATTTTTCGGAATCAAGGTGCCATCGCGTTCTGCGAAGACTCGCAAAACCTCCCACGCTTTCGTGGGCTTATTGCTGCTGCGCTCATCGATCATTCCGAGTTGCGCGAAGCTCAGAATTCTCGACGGCCCGCCGGGAAACGAGAACCGCGCATCGTGGCCCGTGGAAAATTTGATCGTGAGATCGCCCCAGCCTGCTTTCGGGGGCGTTGGGAAAAACGTCGGAAGGGCGGGCCCGAAAGCCTCCGGGACGTGCTTCAATCGAAACTCGGTGATGACGTGGTTGACCACTTCGCCGGTCGCCAGTTTTCCGTCCGGCGACAAGCCGACCGCGCCATCGAGCACGAGCAGGCCGCAGCCCCGATCAGCAAGCATTCGCTCTACGGCAGTCGTGATGCCGCGTTTTGTCGGCAGCGCGAAGATCGGTTTTTCATGTCGCGTCACCAACTGAGCGATGATGTCTTCCGGCGAGTCCTGCGCGTCCGGCAAAACAAGAATCACCGGGAAGCGGAAGCCCATCGTCGGAAAGTCGAATCCCGCGAGCCACGACCACGGTGCGTCGGCCACGTTCTCGACCTGATGGTCGAGGTTCAACGCAGCCGCGAGCGCGCTGGCAATCGCCGCGCCGTTGACGGTGTGAACCGCCAGCTCCGACCGGCTAAAGTTTCGGCGCTCGCAGAGGCCGGTTTCGCACACTCCGATCATCTCGCCCTTGGGTGTTTTCCTGATTTCGTAGGCGCAGCCTGTCGCGTCTGACTGCGCACAGGGAACAGCGGGCGACAGATTGTTGCTCGGCGTCAGGAATGGTTGCACCAGCGCGTGGTGCGCGCCGAGAACCTCGCGCCACCACACGCCAGGGCCATCGCGGTGCTCATCAATGATCTGCCACCACTTCATGCGCGGGAGCTTCGGTTTCCTCGTCAGTCGGTAAAATGAATTCGCGCAGCTTGAGCCACGCGTCGATCAACTCACCGTCCTCGTCACGTTCGTATTTGCCACCGTTCGGGACTGTGATCACGACCTGCCGCGGCTTGTCCGCATCGACGAACTTCACGTCAAATTTTGCGCGCACGATTCGCCCGACGCCCTTGCCCGGCTTTGGCAGTTCGCGCCCACGCACGCGCAGAGACTCGAAGAGGTCGAGCGAGCGCAGCGTCTCCGAATCCTTGCGCTTCGGGTTCCACGCAATCTTCACCTCGCGCAGCGTGATTTTCTCGATCTGCCCGTGATCCACGTCGGCGCAGGCGAGAGCTGCCTCGCCCTTTTTCTGAAGCGGCTCCAGCGTGTATTTCGGAGCCTTCCGAAAGAAATCGCTCTCGCCGAAGAGATGCTCGCCGAAGCGGGCGCAGTATTCTTTTTCCTCGCCGCGCGTTCCCGCAAAGACGCCGAGTTCGCCGGTCGTCTTGTTGTAAATCAGCACGTCGTATTTTTCAGGCCGGAAGAACACGCTGCTGGGTTTCCCATCTTCGTAAGCACCCTCGCGCTGGAAGACATCACCATGCTGCACGAGAATCCACACGAAGTCGGTGCTGTCGGATTCGTAAAAGTGGACGCGGCATCCTTCTCCGCGCTTCTTCTTCACGAACCACTCGTCGAGATTTTTGCAGAGCGCCTGTCTGTCTTTCGCGGTGGGAATCTTGAAGCGTGGGCGAGGGCCGGGACGCGCGCGGAAGAAAATGAAGTTGCGGTCGCGCGTGGCGAAATGCTCGGTGTGCAGACCTTCGAGCAGCTTCGGGTCGTGGAGCCAAAGGGCGAGTGCAGTCTCCGCAGTCGTGGGATTCTCGGGCAGATCGAGGTCGATGTCTTTCTCCGTCGCGAGTTCCAGAATTGCGTCCCGCCCCTCTTTGTCGGCCATCGCGTTGATGAGGAATAACGCATCTATCAAATCCTTGGGCGTGTCTTCGCCAGGATTCATGAGCGCATCGCCGAGGGCGGTGTAGTCGTATTCTTCGCCGTCGTCTTCCGGCAACTCGGGCACGCCGCGACTGCTGAAAAAGTCCGCGAACCGCGCCACGAATTGGCGCAGCCGCGAATGCGCGAATTCTTTCAGCGCGGATGAATTGGAAAACCTACGTGGACGAGCAGCAGCCATAAGTGTGAACCGGAAAATCTATCAAAGGGGGCGAGACAAAAACAGTCCGACCTTGCCGACAATTCCGAAACTTGCCCGGTAGGTGTCGGCTACATGGCCGAGCATCCTCATCTTCATCCTTCAGAAATGACGCCGGAACAGCGGCGCGAGGAAATCGCGACACTGCTAGCGCGCGGCTTTCTGCGGCTGCGGGCAGACGGGGATGTGAGAAATGCGACCGATTCGGAAATCCGTGTAAACCGAGACAAACCCCTTGAGGTCATTGGCGGCTCAAGCCCGTATGTGCGTGCAGTTTAGAACTATGGAAACGCACCGCAAAACCCACATTACGAGGCAATTGGCGCTGCTGTCGGATATGACAGTCAGCCAGCTCCTCGACAAATACACGGAGGTCTTTGGCGAGCCATCGCGCTCCCGCCACAAGGACTTCCTGAGAAAGCGAATCGCCTGGCGCATCCAGTCGGAAGCTCACGGCGCTCTATCCGAGCGCGCTCGTCGGCGCGCAGAGGAACTGGCCAACGACGCCGACCTGCGAATTCGCACGTCGAAGGTCGTCGGCGAGCCGCTCGGACAGACCACGCTCCACGCCTTCAAGCCGACTGAGGAGCGCCGCCTGCCGATTCCCGGCTCGGTGATCACGCGCGACTACCACGGGCGAAAGTTGCTCGTGACCGTGCTCGACGACGGCTTCGAGTTTGAAGGCGCAGTTTACAAGTCGCTGACGGCGGTCGCAAAGGCGGCGACGGGGGCGCACTGGAATGGCCCGCTGTTCTTCGGGCTGAATCGAAAGGAGGCAGCGTGAGCGCGACGAGTGAGCGTCGGGGTTCACCACGGGCAAACGGCGCTGGCCCGAAAGTGATTCGCTGCGCGATCTACACGCGCAAGTCCACAGACGAGGGTCTGAACATGGAGTTCAACTCTCTGGATGCGCAGCGCGAAGCCGCCAAGGCCTTCATCAAGAGCCAGACGCACGAGGGCTGGGTCTGCATGCCTGAGCGGTATGACGACGGTGGATTTTCCGGCGGCAACATGGAGCGGCCTGCGCTGCGACGCCTCATGGCCGAGGTCGAGGCGGGCAAGATCGACTGCATCGTGGTCTACAAAGTAGATCGGCTCTCGCGCAGCCTGCTCGATTTCTCGCGCATCATGGAGTCGCTGGATCGCGCGGGCGTCTCGTTTGTCTCGGTGACGCAGCAGTTCAACACCACGCACTCGATGGGCCGGCTGACGCTCAACATTCTGCTCTCGTTCGCGCAATTCGAGCGCGAGATCATCAGTGAGCGCACGAAGGACAAGATGAGCGCCGCCCGCCGCAAAGGGAAATGGGTCGGCGGCACGCTGATCCTCGGCTACGACCTGAATCCCGAGCGCACGCGCCTCGTCGTGAATCACCTCGAAGCGCAGCGGGTGCAGGCCATCTTCCAACTCTACCTGAAGAACCAGTCGCTCATGGCCACCGCCGACGAACTGAATCGGCGCGGCTGGCAGCGGAAAACTTGGACGAGCAAGGACGGCAAGACGACCGGCGGCGGCAAATGGAACAAGGTGAACGTGGTCGGGCTGCTCACGAACATGGCCTACATCGGGAAAGTAAAATACGAGGGGCAGGTGTATCCCGGCGAGCAAGCCGCGATTATTGACGACGCGACGTGGGCGAAGACGCAAGCGACGCTCCAGCGCAATCGCTGCGACCGTGGTGCGCGGCATCGGAACAAATACGGCGGGCTGCTTCGCGGATTGGTCTGCTGCGGCACCTGTGGCGTGAAGATGGTTCACACCTACACGGACAAGGGCGGCGTTCGCTACCGCTACTACGTCTGTCAGACCGCGATGAAGGAGGGCTGGAATCACTGCGAGACGCGCTCGATTCCAGCGATTGAACTTGAGCGATTCGTGCTCGACCGCCTCGCCGCCATCGGCAGCGACGACGCACTGGCCCGCGAGGTTGCGGCGCGCGTGGAAGCCGAGCACGCGCAGCAGACACGGGCGCTCGTGGATGAGCGACGCGGCATCGAAACGAACATGCGCGATGCAGCGAAGATGGTCGCCGGGCTGTTCGGCCAGCCGAACACGGTCGCGCGCCTCGCCGATCTTCAGGAGCAGATTCGCGCGGGCGAAAACCGCCTCTCTGAAATCGTGCAGGAACTCGCCGCGCTCGGCGGCGGCGACATCGACAAGGGCGACGTAACGTCCGCGATGCACAGCTTCCACGCCGTGTGGGAAAAACTTTCGCCGAAGGAGCAGGCGCGGATGTTCGAGTTGCTGATCGAGCGCATCGTCTACGACAAGACGAAGGGAGCCATCGCGATCACGCTCAGGCCGGACGGCATCAAAGACCTCACGCAGCAGGCGGCATGAGCAACGGCGTCACGCTCGAAATTCCCGTTCACTTCGCGCTGGAGCGCCGCGGGCGGCGTCGGCTGCGCCTCGGCGAACCCGCAGCGCCGCTCCCGGTCGAGCCGGGAAACACGCCGCGCATCTCGCGGCTAATGGCGCTGGCCATCCGCTTCGAGCGGCTGATCCGCGAGGGCCATGTGCGCGACTACGCGGACTTGGCGCGGCTCGGCGGCGTCACGCGCGCTCGCATCACGCAGATCATGAATCTGCTGAACCTCGCGCCGGAGATTCAGGAGGAGCTACTCTTTCTGCCGAAGACGGTGAAAGGGCGGGATCGATATTGTTTGCGCGAGATGCTCGGCTTTTTGCAAATCCTCGATTGGGATGAGCAGCGCCGCCGCTGGCAGGAGCGACGGGCATAGAGTGCTACTCCTCGATATTTCCCAGCGGCCCGCCCGGTTCGCCCATATCCTCCAAGACCTTGGCTGCGAAACGCGGCATACTCTTTCCCAATTCGATGAGCGTGTCCTGAATGTCCCCTTCGGCGTCGCAGGCGATGGCACCGAGCTTCGCCACCACCACGGCCGGGTTCATCGAGTAGAGTGTCAGTAGATAGTCCTGCGGATGCACCGCCTCCACTTTCCACTGCGCCAGCGCCTCGGATGGGAAGTCGCGCAAGTTAAACGTGACGATCACCGACACGCCGCCCTGAATCGCGGCAGCGAGAACGTGCCGATCCTTCTCGTCGTTCGTGAGCATGGGCACGAGATGCTCGTAGCCCACAACGCACGAATCGGGAAATGCCTTCGCAACCTCGCGCTGCCATGATGCGGCGAGCCGCTCCGGCCACTCCAGTTGTTCGAGCTGCGTCCGGCGCACTTCTTCCAGAATCTCCGCTGACCACCGTGGCACGTAGAGGCGCGGTGCTTCCGCGAGGCGTAGGAAGAGATCGCACACCGCGAAGTTTGCCAGCACGCAGGCGTCGAGGATCGTCGGAAAATCAGCCGTCATTCCTCCCCGTGTAGCCGCCTTGGTATTTGCCCGCCGCCTTCACTTCTTTGAAGAGTCGATTCAATCCCGAACGCCGCTCTTTGTCCCGCTTCTTCGCGTAATCCCGCAGGTCTTTGAAATACACGCGCCGGTGTGTGCCCACGCGGTGATGCGGAATCAATCCGCGATCGAGCAGGCTCACCAGATACTGCCGCGACATCCCGAGAAAATTCGCCGCAGCTTGCGAGGTGAAAGTTTCCTCCTCTGGCATCAGCACGATGGCCCGCCCGTGGCGCATATCCATGAGCACACGCACGAGCAGTTGGTAGATCGGCTCCGGCAGCCGGATTTCCGTTCCATCCGCACCCTTGAGGCTCGGGTGCTTGTTCCGCTCCGCGAGGTCGAGCAGCGGCTGCAAGAGGGCGCGCTCCTCTTCGGTGAGGAGGGAGGCGTCCAGGCGATTGGTCGTCATGGTCATGGTGTAAAGATGTCGTAGATTCTGCGATACGGTAATGCCGTATTCGCTATAAACGCAACTAGCGTGTCCGGCTCAGATCACTTCCGATGTGCCCGCCTGTTCGCTGCGGAACCGGATCGCCGCAATCGGATCGGGTGGCTCGATTGGATACGCCTTCTGCTCATACTGCTCGATCAACGCCGCCAACGATTCGGCCTCGATTCCCTCGGTCGTTCCCGGCTCCGCGTCAAAGATTTCATCGAGCCGGGCAAGCGCAGCTTCGTTCTCGGTTTCGGTTGTGATCGGTTTCGGCGTCATGGGCTTTTTTGCTGGAGCGAAGTTTGCCACATCCGCGTTCAGTTCGCGGAGTGGATTCGGCGCACAAAATCTTTTCCGCGCTCAGTTCGATGGCGCGTGTAAACCAGCACGGCATTTTCGAGAACGCTCTGGTCGGCCATCTCACATTTCGCGTTCACCAGAAACGCCCACGCAGAGAGGCGAGAGAGGATTTGCGAGAGGTGCGCTGGAATTGGCCCGGGGCTCGGCCACTTTCGCGGCCCGATGACCTCTCTCTCGAAAATGCCGACACAGCGCGCCGCGCGTCACAAGTTGCGATGGCTGCGAGAGAAACAACGCGTTCGCCGGAAATCGTCAGCGCACCATTCGCGTGAACCATCCGAGCGGGTGGTTTGCGCGCTTCGCAAGATGGCTCCTGAGGTAGGATTTGAACCTACGACCAATCGGTTAACAGCCGATCGCTCTACCACTGAGCTACTCAGGAATTTTCCAATGGCGAGCAGACTATATGGAGTGGTGCGTTTTGGCGGGCAACTGGATTTTTCATTGCCGCACGCGGTTTGCGGAGCAGGCCGTGATGGGTGGGACGGCTGCGCCGGCCAAAGGTGCTGGCCTGCTGTGTCCGGCGGGCTGGGCTTGATCGAGTCAAGGTTTACAGGTGTTTCTTGACCACTTCGGCGTGGGTCGAAATGGTGCCGTGATGCTGCCACTTGCTTCGTCCTGCCCGTCTTCCGCCGATCAATTTGCCGGGGCGTTGATGCAGGGTTTGGCGGCGCATGGTGTGGTGGCGAGTGTGGTGGCGGAGGGCGACTGGCCGAATCTGGAGCGTCTGAGGATTGATTTTTGCCGCATTGTGGAATTTAAGCCGCTCGTTGTGCAGGGCGCGACGGAGTCGCTGCGTGTTGCGCAGATGGAATTGGTTGGCAGCCCGGTATTGATCGTAGGGGCGCCGGTCGCGATGGAGGGGTGTTTTGCGGCGGTGCGGGCGGGCATCACGCCGGGTGAGCCGGCGCAGTTGGTGGTGCTGGGCGCGGACGGTGGCAACCTGTGGGTCGAAGTCGGGGTGGCCGAGGCTGAGCGGGCGCTTCACGCGACGATCGCGCGTCTGGCGGAGGCCCAAGGGGCCACGATCAAGGCGGTGCGTTTGAGCGTGAGCACTCCGACGGAGCGCACGGTCGAGTTTTCGGTGGAGGCGACGGCCAAGGTTTTCCTAGCGACGACCACGCTGACGGTGCGGGGGCGGGTGGAAATCGACGACACGCTGACGGCGCGCGTCGCGGCTCTGTCGCTATCCGGCGAGGGCATGATGGCCAGTCTCGCGCAGGGCTTTCTCGCTCCACACCTGGCGGCTTGGCGCGGGCGTGAGGTGAGGCTAGGCAGTTGGCTGGCTGCCGGGTTGCAGGTGCGTGATTTGCGCCTCAGTGCGGGTAATGCACTGAGGCTGGAGGCAAGTTTTGCGGCTGCCTGATTTTAGGGCGCGGGCGCGAGGGTGACCCCGCCGCTTTCCTGGCTGTTGAGGAAGTAGCCGGCGCCAAGGGCGGCGCGGTCGTGGAGTGCGCCGGAGAATTTGGTCTTTTTGCCGGTCACCGGATGCGTGAACTCGCCTTTGAATCCACCGTTCTTTTTCGAGGCCTCGAACTTAAATCCTGGGGCGCTGCCGATGACGGTATCCTTGCCTTTCTCGTCGATGTTCAAGGCGACTGGGAGAGGCATGGTGAGACCGGCCGCGGTGAAGGTGAGCGTGGCGTTGCCATCGGCATCGGCCGGCGGGAGGAAAGGCACGAGCGGGCTGCCGCTGGGGCGCACAAACTTCGATCCGGCGCAATCGACCAAGATGCCGGCAGGCCAGCCGCTCGGGTAGGTTTTGGCTTTGGCTTTGGCGAGTTTTACCCAGGCCAGGTTGGTGCCGTCGAGATCGCTGTTGGCGAGAGACCTAAGGGTGATCGGCCCATTGACCGCGGCTCCCTTTTTGTCCACGAGCACATGGAAAGGCCATTCGTTGGCTTTGGAGAGCGGAGCTGCCTGGCTGAATTTGGCTCCGTCGGCGAAAGTGCCCTTGATCTTGACCACGCCGCTTTCGCTCACGCTGGCAAAGCCGACGCCCGTGCCCTGCGGGAAGGCGCTGGCGGGCTGGCCCTGCGCGGCAGGAGTCTTGGCCGGAAAGAGCACGGTGTATTTGCCGAGCAGTGCGGCTGGCACGTTGGCAAAGGGCGGATTTGGGTTTTTCTTGTTCGTGTAGAGCGTGCGGTCGGCCGTGAAGACGGCATACAGCGCGCCGGCTTCCCGCAGGGTGCCGGTGAGGCGGTCGGTGCTGAGCGCGGTGTCGAGATCAAAGTCGAGCTCGAGTGAACTGCGCCCCTTACGCTTAAACACGGCAGTGTCGGTGAGGTTCTTTTTGCCGAAGGCTGACTGGCCAGCGAGGTTGACGGCACCTTTGCTGCTAAATTGATCGGCTCCGGCCATCAGTTTGATGGTGAAGGCACCGCCCTTGGTGAACTTCACCTGCACCTGGCCGAAGCGATCCAATTCGTTGGGCGCTCCGGTGGCTGGCCGAACCAGGCCGGTGTAGGTGCCGAGATCATCCTCCCACGAGGCGATGCCGATCAGGAAGGTCTGTGCTGCGCTGATGTCGATTCCGCCGTTGGCGGTGCCGCCATCATCCTTGAGTTGAACCGTGACCGTGGCGGTGCCGAATTGGTTTTGGTTGGGGGTGAAGGTCAAAACACCGGTGGCGGAAATGGCCGGCTGGATGAGGAAAATGTCAGGCCGGTCATTGTTGACGAGGAATTGGAGTGTCTGGCCGGTTTCTCCATTGCCGGCGTCAATACCCGTGGCCCAAGCGTTCGAGTAGGCGCCGGAGTTTTTGCCGATGATGATGTCACCGCCCGAGACGAAGGCGGGTGCGTCATTGACAGGGATGACCGTGAGGCTGCGGACCGCATCGCCAAGTGTATTCCCGTCGTTTGCGGTGAAGGTGATCGTGCGGGAGGTCGGTGATGGGGTTTCGCTGGTATTGTGGTAGGTCACGGTGCGCAGCGCAGCCTCGTAAGTGGCGACCGAGGCTGTGCCAGACAAGGTAAGCACGCCGCTCGGCGCGTGGTAATTGCCCGTGATGCCGGCCTGTGCGCTGAAGGCGAGCACGTCCTGGCTGGCGGCCAAGCCGCCGGTGATGGCCACGGTGGCTCCGGTGATGTTGCTATCCGGATCGGCGAGGGTGATGGCATCGTCGATGACCACCGGATTCTGATTTTCGATGTAGGTCTGGCTGCCCGTGCTGGTGGTCACGACCGGGGTGGTGTTGCCGCCGTTGGTGACGGTGATGGTGACGGTGCGTGTCGTCAGGTTGACGCCCCCGTTGGCCGTGCCGCCGTTGTCTGCCACGCGCACGGTCAGAGTGCTGGTGCCCACTCGTCCCGGGGCCGGCGTGTAGAGCAGTTGGCCGGTGGAATTGGGACTCGTGTAGCTGATGCTCACGGCATTCGCGGGAAGCAGAACAGGATTGGTGTTGCCGACGACGCTGACCGTAAGGGTTTGTGCTTCTCCGCCACCGGGCGTGATGCCGGTGAGATTGATGGATTGCTGGCCGGAGTTGGCGACGATCGGGGCAGGATCGGCGATGGCATCCAAGGTCGGGGCGTCATTCACCGCAGTGACCGCGATGTCGCGTGAACCGGAGCCGACGGCACCTCCATCATCCACCGTGAAGGTGATCGTGCGGGTCAGCGTCGAGGGATTGTCGCTGGTGTTTGCGTAGGTGACGCTGCGCAGGGCGGCCTGGTAGTTGGCGATCGTGGCGGTGCCGGTGAGCGTGAGCACGCCGGTGCCAGCATCAAACGAACCGGTGATGCCATTTTGATCGACAAAGCCAAGGACATCCTGGCTGGGGACAAAGTTGGCACTGATCGAGACTGTGGCTCCCACGAAGTCCGTGCTGTCGGTGTCATTGAGGGCGAGACCCGCATCCACCGGAGTGGGGGCTTGGTTTTCCAAATAGGTAAGGGGCGTTGCGGTGGGGATGACGCTGGGTGCTCCATCCACGGGGGTGGCGGTGGCGCTGTTGGCCACCGTCACTCCGTCGATGCGCACTCCCGCCGCACCAGTGGCGACGGCGGTGGAGTCGCAGCCGACAATCCACCGGAAGCGAACGGAACTCCCATTCATCGAGGCGGGCAGCAGGAGCGTGGTGGTGATGTAGGCCGGCGTGGCGGCGGTGCCTCCAGACAGGCCGCCCCAGCCATTGCGGCCGCCGAGCGGGCCACCGAATTCGATGCCGGCATTATAGCCACCGGCGAGGAAGGTGCAGCCGGCTTCCAGCACATCCACGAAGGCACCGCTGTTCACGCTGATTTCGAGCACCATTCCGTCATAAAAGCTGAAGGTGTCACGTTCGAGGTTGAAGAGGTTGCGGAACGTCAACGTGGCGGCGGGAGAGTTGATCGGGATGGCCGGAGTCGTGATCTGCGCCGTGCCAGTCGAGCTGACATTCGGAGTGAAGACGGCATTGGGTGCAGACTGGGGATTTACCGCGGAGGTCACCCAAGCCACCCCTGCGCCGGATGTGGTCGTCGCCCATCCGGCTGGCAGGGCTGGTGCGGTGACGGTGTCGAAACTTTCCGTGAAGCCATTGACCGGCTGGCCGATGAATAGCGGGAAAGTCGGGGTGACTGGGCCTACCAGGCCGAGGCTGCTGTTGATCGTCACCGGGACTTGCAGACGGGTGCCCGCCGGCGTGGAGAGCGGGATGGGATAGCTGATCGTGCGGGTGACCGTGGCTCCGTTGTTGATGGTGCCGTAATTGCCGGTCGTGCCTCCTGGCACCGTGGCCGTCGCGGTGTTGGCGGCGGTGCCCGTCTGGTTGATCAGCGGGATGGAGAGAGTGATGGTCTCGCCCGGATCGGCGAGGCCATTATTGTTGCCGCCAGCTCCGGAGTCCGTGAAGGTGACATTGCCCAGAAGCAAATTCGGAGTGGTGAAGGATTCCACCACGGCTCCCGCGGCGCTGACCGACGCTCCGAAACCCATGCCGCGGGCGGCAAACCCCGCCCAAATGTCTGCGAGATCGGCTCCGGCAAAGCCGGCGTTGTCCGCGGCGATGATGGCGTCGCGCGCCTGGATGAAGGTCGGCGTGATCGGGCTGAGCTTCATCGCATCCGTCACGATTTGCAGCGCGCGTTGATTGCCTGCGGCAAAGCCGAGCCGGGTGATGAGCCTGGCCCGCACTTCCAACAGGGCATTGCACCAGATTTCGCCAAGATTATGCACGGAGCCGGTCGAGTTGGTGAGCACCGAGCTTTTCGCGAAAGCCCCATCGGGCGTGGCGGCTTGTGCAGGGTCAATGTCCGCAAACGTAAGGGGATTGTGTGGGCGGCCATTGGAG